CGTACACATGGGAGTGGTTTTGTAAGACGTATTTTACTTTGAGAACATTAGGTTTTGTTTATGTTTGGTTAGTTTCGATTTGGTTGTACTTTATTCTTCGCCCAATTAAGGTCGTCGAGTCCGTGCTGGATTATGATGAGAATGTGGAACGATTAGGAGAATTGTTCCGCACTCAATTGTTTGGGCGAGTTGGACAGGCGATATTTGAGTCGAGGAATAAGTTCCCAAGATTAAAACGGTATATCAAAGCTGTATTTGGGTATCGAGATTACTTTCAGGAGGTTGTGTATGGACAAGATGGGTATGCTTCTGTTTCAAAAGCGAGAGTATATGTTCATTTATATCAAGAGATGTTTAAGTCTGAGTACCGATTGATCGAACGGCAGGTGGTTATGGAGAACGGGTCTGTTAATAAACATTTCCATGCAGCTGTTAAGGAGGCGGCCGCCAGGACGGGTGACTTGTATCCCGACAAGGTGGTCTTTTTGAACACTGTGGATTATGTTTTTCAACAGTACGTTATGCTGGCAGATCGATCGAGACACAGGCAGGTAGGTGAGACAGGGCCGGTTTTTCGGCCCACGGTTCGCTAATGGAGAGAGTTGTTTATCGAGGTTGGTTCCGTTTGGGTACCACCTTGGCCGATGTGGAAGAGAAGTTTATATATGATGGGAGTTTCGAGATAATAAAAGGGGAGCGTTTTTGGGTGGACGGCGAACCGAAATTTCCTAAAGGGATAGAGAAGAGAGATGGTAGTTATAGGACTGTGTGGGGAGGATCCTCACATAGTGCTAAGATTTATGGAGATTGTGACGCAAATATGAGATTCGGGTGTCGTAGACTGACTAGCACGCGTTTGCCAGATCAGCCTGGGAAACACGAGGAGTTGTTTGCGTTGCAAGCTGTGACTGTGATTGAGAGTCGTGAGTTATTTAGCATGTTGCGGAGTGTGATTGAGTTAGCTTCGCATGAATTCGAAGCGATGGAAGACGAAGCTATAGAGCATCATGCGGATACTCATGAAAAGAAAGTTTTGCGTGTGCAAGCGTTTGGTGAGTTGTGTGAAGAGGGGCGATTATGGAACTTTAAAGACCCTTGGTTGAGAAAGAATCGAGTTATTTGGAAGATGAAGAAAGATGAGTTCGGGAAACCTGGTAAGAAACCACGAATGATTGTTGATATTGGAGTCGGTGGGTCTCTTAGGGGGTTCCGGTTGTTGGAG